GTGTGCTCTTCCGATCTTACGCGGCAAGAAGCTGTTGCTCCGTCGCTGTGCTCTTGGTCACTTCACCGCGAGTAAAGGGGGCAAGAAGGCCAGCGTCTTTGATGTCCTTGTCAACTGTCAAAGCGTATGCCGCGATGTCGCCGGGAATAGGCGCTTGAGGAACCGGCACGATGTTGCCGTCCATCGGGGTTCCAGGGGCGACATCCACCTCAATCATTTCGCCATCAAGTCCCTGGGTAATCTTCGCAGCCGCGTCTTCGCTCAGGAAGCCCGCGCGGACCATCCACTGCCGCGCCATACGCCGCACGCCCTGGGCTTGGTAGGACCGCATGAGGTTGAGTTCGCGGAATTGGTCACGAGAACGGCCAATCAGGCTGTAGCCGCGCAGCGGAGTGTCGGGGTCACGCGAGAAGTAGAGCGGAATGATGGGCACTACGGGCCTGCCAGACGCGCTCTTATACGGGATGCCACTGGTTTCGTGCTGAAGCTCCGGCTCTTCCCCTTCAGCCGTCGGCGTGGTTGAGAGGGCGCCCACCTGTACCTTGACGCCGGTGAACAGGAACTCTTGCCCGCCCTTGTAGTCCTCAGACCAGACAAGCAGCTTGTCGGCCAGAAGGTCGTAGACCTCAACGATGCGGACGAACTTCTCTACGCCCGGCACGCTGCTGTCGTTCGGGGTGATGCCGACAACAGCCTTTGATCCGAGGGTAGAGCTTGCATCAATCCATTTGGTGTAAATGCGCGGCGTGAACTCACCCTCGGGCTTGCCATAGCGCTCGGCCGCTTCGGGCAGGGGCATGAGGTATACATGGCCGACGTAGCGCTGTTGGTCCCATGAGCAGGCCGTGGCATCAACGACGACCTCCCACGGCGGGAGCGCGGCGGCGGCCACGCGCTTCAGCGGGTCAACGCTCGGCACTGGACTCAGCTTCACGAAAGAGCACGGGTAAATCAATGCGAGGCGTGTGGCATCCTCAAGCTGTTCCCGCACGTTGAGCAGGTAGAGGTTGGCGGTCGCCTCGGCCACCTCGGCGTTGCCCCGGGCGCGAATGTCGGGCTGAACGAAGACGGCTGGGTTCTTGCTGTAGAGGCTGCCGAGGTAGCTCTCAACGACTGCGTATGCCTTCGGCACCTCAGTTCGCAGCGTGCCCTCTACGTTGATTTCCTGCTTCACCCAAAAGTCGGTCATGTAGAGCCGACGGTATTCGCGCATTTCCTCCCGGCGGTTGGTCCAGTAGAGGTCGTGGCCTGCCACCAGTTCGGCAACGTGTTGAGCGGTGAGCATCTTTTTACCTCAGAACGGAAGGGCTGCGCTTCGGATGCGCCGTGCGCGGGATGCAGCGAGAAGGTCGTCAACGCGGGTGCGGTTGGACTGAAGGGCTTGCGTTCGCCAGGATGGCGGGATGTCGCGGGTACAGCGGTAGGCCAAGGCTATCGCCATCGCGGCATCATCGTAACCGCCCTTGGGCGCCTCCGGGGCCACCTTACCTGCGGGGATGGTCAAGCTGCGAAGCTCAAGCCAAGTCGGGCGGTCCATCATCTTGACAAGTGGCAACGCCTCTCGGAGCGTGGCGTAGGCGTCAAGTTTAGACTGTAAAGTTGTCGTCCACGGACGCCCGGTCTTGGGGTCGCGCCACAAGTTCGTGTAGCCGCAGCTTTGCATCTCAAGCAAGAAGGCGTGGCCGTGGTTGTTGCTCTCGGCCAAGACCAGCGCGTTGCCGTAGCGGCTGGCCACCTGAATAGCGCGGTGCGCCCACTGCTGAGGCGTGACCTTGTTTGATCGCTCCGTATAGACCGGCTGCATGGTGGCCACGCTCACGACTGCCAACGCGGAGTAGTCGCCTCCGACGCCGCCGCCGATGTCAACGCCCATGACGTAGCGGTCGTGAACGTGAGGTGCTTCCAGTTCGCGCCCCGTGTTTGCCCCGTGAAGTTGATGCTCAACAACCGTGACAGAACCGAGCGCGCCGTCCTCGAAGTAGCCGCCTTCACGGTCAAGGAAACAGTCTTCAATGTTGCCTGGGTATTCCCGACGAAACTTGTGCGCGGAGCCGAGGCGTCCGCAAGTGCGACGGCGCCAGTACATCTGGCCCAGGCTGAGGGACCACGCGGCCTGCAGCTCTTTTTCTTCGTCGGTCAAGGTCTTGGCGAAATGGTCTGCATCAAACGTGTTTTCTTCATCACAGTACAGCGGGTGCTCATGCCAGAACATCGTGAGCAGGTGCCAGCCGTTCTCGGGAGCGCCACGAACGAGGGTGCTGAAGTAGTCGTTGGGGTTCTTCGCCGTGCTTTCTACGATGAGCAGGCCGTCACCGACAGCCGCGTCAATCTGCGCGACGACTTCTTCGAGGTCAGGGGCGTAGGCCGCTTCCGAAATCATCGCAGCCGCGGGGCTGAAAGAGCGTAAACCCGTTTGACTGCGGCTCGTGAACGCCTGCAGCGAAGCGCCGGTGTCCTCGTAGACGATGCGGCTTCTGGCCACAGCGGTAGGCCGACGAAGTAGCTCAGGCGGGTGACTGAGCCAGCGCCGGTTGTCGTCCAGAAGAGCGGTCGCGCTGTCATCGCGCATGGACACGATGGCGTGCATGGCCGCGTGCGGCGTGGTGTAGGCCAAGTGGTGCATGACCATCTTCGCCCCAGTCGTTGCCGCGACCTGTCTGGCCTTGAGGATGATGATGCGCTTGTGCCCAGCTTCAACAGCCTCAAATATCTTTTCCTGCATCGGCAAAGGATCAAACGGAATTAGCCTCTTTGTTTCTTTGTCCTGTACTTGATGCAGTTGTGCGAAGGCCGACTGCTTCGAGAGCAGTTGCTCTACCTGCGACCGCATGGCCACAGGCACGGCCCCCGGCACAAACACGCTCACTTCACGAGCCTCAGCACGGCACTGAGTTCTTTCTCAGCCGTGTTGGGGCCGACGTTCGGGATCGGCGGCGCCTTGGTTCTAATGGCATGGGCGTTGAAGACCTGCTCAAGTACCCATTGAGCCGCGCGCACGGCAGTCGCGTTGCCTTCGCCATTGCGGAGCGTGTCGCGGAGGCACCGCACAGCGCTGTCTGCCAGGGACTCAATTTGAGCCTGGGTCCGCTGCTCAATAGGCGCGTTCTCATCGCAGTAAGTCTTATAGAGTTGCTTCCAGCCCTCTACACGCTTTACAGTCCAAACAGCGTAGAGCGTGTTCGAGGAAACAAGTTTTGTGGCAATCAAATCGGCGTAGCTGCCCTTTGTCTCAATGAGCCAAAGAACTGCGCGCTGTTGGACATCGCTCAAGTCTTCCCAGCGGGCTGCTTCCTTTTTCAGCTTTGCCGTCACACTGCCTCCGATGTCTGCGCTGCTAAGCGCGCTACGTCCGCCAGAAGTTGCTGCAAGTCTTTAGCGTCTATTTCGTAGGTGATCATCCGGTAGCGACATTCAGGGTTGTCGCACTTTCTTCTGCGCCACTTGAACGTAGGTATTCTTCGGACGCACACCGGGAAGATTGCCCCAAGATGGGCCGGCAGCCGCGTAGTCGTCACGGTGGCGTGGCTGGCGCAGCGGGTGCAAAGCACGATGGCGTCCTTGTTCTGACAGACTGTCAATAGGTTGCATCAGTCTATCGACGGTATTGTATTGTACCTCTCTTTCGCAGCTTACCAGACCTTTGCGGTTGACGCAAGAGATCGTTGCAGTTCGCGCACAGGTGGCCTTCGAGGTGGGCGGCCCTGCCCATCGCGCGTTGCCGAGAACGCCGTAACGACAGGCTTATTTGGCCAGTCCACGACCATCTACACTCTCTCGTAGTGAACTGTGGTGGACTGGCAACTTACGCCTGTCGTTAGCTCATTCTCGACGATTGAGGTCATGGGAGCCCTCTTCGAGCGCCGACCCTCATTGTTGCGCTCGGAGGAAGGCACCTTTGCGCTGGGCGCAACAACGCGGGGCGACCTCGGCCCAGCGCGCTGCAGTTGACGAGAACGCAGTAACGACAGGCCTTTCTTGCCAGTCCACGACCATCTACGTCCTCTCTTAGTAGAGAGTGCTGGACTTGGCGATTTACGCCTGTCGTTAGCTGATTCTCGACGACGGGACTGCTCTTGACGCTGCCAGCATGACAACCCATCTACATCTTTGCTGCCGCAGTTGACTACCTGTTTGGACTCGGCTAAGGTGACCGGGTAGGAGGTCGCCCATGATGACGCCGCGCGTGACAGTCGCCCTCGAACCCGACACCTTGCGCTCGGCTCAGCTTGGGGCTCTTCTTCATGGCCTGGACCTGCACGACTACATCAACATCGTCGTGCTGCAATGGATTCAAGCGGCGAACGGGGTACTGCTTGCTCAACCCGCGCGGGAACAAGCTGCTCCTCTTGCCGAAGTCCTGGCCTACCCACCAAAGAGAGAGGCCCGGAGGTCATCCCCACCTCCGGGCCTGCGGGTCCGCGCGACTACCAGGAAACACACATGACCCAGCTTCTTCGTAACGCACAGTCCCTCTACCCGCAAGCCCTCCCCGGCACGGTTGTGAGAGGCCGCTACTACACGCAGACCGGCGACAAGTACCGTCAATGGTTCAGCAGTGGTGGCCATTTTCGTGACCTCACCGACAACATGCGCTTTGAGAGCTTGGCGAAGGTAAGTGCAATCACGATTGACGTAGACGCTTATGAGCTTGACGAGCCCTGCGCCGCGGTATGGGGCGCTACCCGCGACGAGCGCAAAGCCGCCATGCGCGCGGCCACAGAAGAGCAGGTGCTTGACTGGATGCTCGCAGTGGAGTTCGTGGACTGGGCCTGCGCTGAGGCTGAGGCAGTCGGGCTGCCCGCGAAGCCCAACCGCATCGTCTACACCGGACAGGGCATCTGCCTCATTTACTGGCTTGCAGACGACGAAGGTGGCACGGGCCACAGCTGGACGCCGCTGCGAATTAAAGAGGCCATCAAGCGCTTCGTGGACGTAGAAGGCGACAAGCTGTGGTGGTGGGATGCGAAGGCCAAGGACGTAGGCACCCGGCTGGTCCCTGTTCCAGGCACTCGTCACCGCGTCACCGGCAAGAACATCGCGCTACTGCGCGAACACGACAGCGTAGTCCCGCTCACGCCCTGGTTCGCGTCCCTTGAGGCCAAGTACCCGCCCGCCGTAGCCAAGCAGGTCAAGGCCAAGAAGGCGGCGAAGGCGCGCGCTACGGGGCAGTCTTCCGCGGGCACCGGCAACTGGAAGGTCATTTGGTTTGACCCTAAGCTGCATACCGAGCTTGAGGTCGGTGAGCGCGATGTTTGCCCGCTGTGCCAGGGCAGCGGCTACAAGCGCATGGATGATGATCACTACAGCTGTTTTTCTTGCGAAACGCAGTTCAAGATCGGCGTGCCGCTCCCCTTCTCGGCCGCGTCCTTCGGCACCAAACCTCAGTCGGCTCCGGGCTACGTCGCGCTTGACGCCAACGGCTACG